GTTTTCTTGTTCCGTGGTTCACGAATCAGGGAGCTTGCTGCTTGCGGCTTGAAGCTTGACGCTTGTGCTTGCGGCTTTACCGCTTGTCGCTTGATGCTTGAGAACCTGAACTAGGTTCTGGTTTAGAATACAACCTGAGGTTGTGCGCTTGAGCCTTGGATCTTGGCGCTTGGGCCTTGATTCCAGAAGAACCGGTTTCCCGGTTCTCCATTCCACTAACAGGAATTTTATTTGCAGGCATGTAACTCTTCTAGATAATCATCGAGGCCAATCTCATCGACGAAGCCCCACTGAACTTTATCAGTTCCCCAATATCCATCCACGGAGTTTGTTAACAGGTTCACCCAAATGTTAGGTCCGCCTCCGGCAACTAGTAACCTAGCAGCCTTATAAGTATGGTCGCTGTGCGTGATCCATTCTATGTCGTAGACGTCTTCCATGAACCTGGAAGCGCCGTCTATTTCTCCATCGTGGCTGTCATTGCTAATTTCTTCGGCAATGTTCTTACACATTCTCCGAAGCTGCTCTTCGCATGTCTCGCTTTTCTTTTTTACTGCACTCATGTTCTTTCTCCTTTGTTAGTGTTTGTTGAGCTAAACATTTTCCCGTACAAGTACAATACTCCGTAGTTTATGTCGCTCAACATGCTGCATCCTATAATATCCTTCGACTCTTGTCAAGTCGCTTGTTGCTTGACGCTTGCAGCTTGCTCCCTGCTCCGTGGTGCCTGCTGCTTGGAGCTTGAAGCCCGGGCCATTCTTTTCTTTTTCTTAATCCAATATTTTGGATCCATCCGGAGCGTCTTCTGCGCTGCTAGTTCTTTAAATGTTAATGTGGTCCATTTCATGACGCGTAAACCGATGTAACTTTCTTACCAGGGTAGGCCTTTTTTAATTGCTCAATTGCTTCTTCTTCCATTGAATGGAGATCTATATTTATTTCACCTGTCTCTTCATCCACTGAGTAGTAGATTTTTTGCTTTCCGAACTCAATCATATTTCTCCTTTGTTAGTGTTAACTCACCACACAATTGTGGCAAGCTTATGGCTTGTTGCTTTGGCCAAGGGAACTTTAGTCATTAAGTATTTTAAACCTAACTCATACCCAAAGCCCCTACCTTTCGGCTCGCTCTTGACCCCAGATCCAGATAGGTTTCTTAGCTAGCATCTCGATTTACCGTCTGGATCAGGGCTCAAGTTTGGTCAAGTTTTGGATGATGCCCAGACCATACCTGTGCATTTAAGACTATTGTAAGTCTCGTCCAAATCTTGACCCCAGATCCCTCTTCACAATACTAGTTGCTAGCACTAGATCACTAATAGGGATCAGGGCTCAAATTTTATTCTTCGCTCGTTCCACAATCTATGCAGTTGCTATCGTCTGACCACTCATCAGGTTTCGGAGTGCAACCACAAGACATACAAAAAATTGTTTTCATATTGTTAATATATACCTTGACTTATATCCTGTCAAGCAGTATATAGGATTAATTATAAACACTAACAAGAAAGATATAATATGAGCAATATGCCAAAGTATAAAGTGGAACATTATGAAAAAAAGATAAGAAGACATTTTGATCCATTGGTTGAGGAACAAGAGCTTTTAGTCAAGCAGTATAGAACTGAAGCAACTAAAAGAATAGTTGGTAAGCTGTCTAAAAAAATGGGCGCTGATAAAATATTAGACGCATTTAAAAAGGCAGAAGAACAGATGAAGAAAGCACGACAAGACGCTATGACTTTCTTCAAGAAGAAAGCCAAGCAAGACGATAAAAAAACTCTTAATTACAATATGAAAGATGAAGACATATCTTTATCTGATTGTGAAGAACAATTAAGAGATTGGGCTAAAGAATTGGTTGATAGAGAAATAAGACGAAGACCAGAAGGAAACCAACTTGCACAACTAGAAGCTGTAAAACAAAAAGCTATGGATATAGTCTATGAAAATGGTGATGACGCATCTATTGCAAAAGCATTAGATAATTGTACCAAGAAGATAGGTATTACTTGGGTTGTGGACACATCTAAAATAAAACAAATAAGTGCATAATTAGGCATTGACATTATGAGGGATATCCAATATAATCCCTCATAATATAAATACTAACAGAAAGATATAAAATGCAAACACAAACACAAATCTTGGAATCAAAAGTAGAACTAATGAAAAGAATGAATAGACTACTAGAACTTATGAACATTATGCAAGACAATATGGGCATAATGGCAAAGAGATTAGTTAAGCTAGAAGAAAAGGTAAATAAAAATGAAAGCAAATAATTTTTACATCACTTACTTTGCTAATAAGCATAAAAAGATTATAACTAGAAAAGGCAGATATGATAAACCTGATGGTACACCAAGTATGAGAGGATCATACATATCTAAGAAAGGTGAATTAGTTTTAAACTATTGGGATTTAGACGCTGATGGTTGGAGAAATGCAACAGGCAAATGGAATATTAAAGCAATATGATAGAGTTATTTATTTTAATAGGAATAGTCGGTGCTATTGGCATAGCCTATTTCGGAATTATGGGGACATAATGGAATTATGGGAAATGGTAATGGGCTTTGGATTAGGTTTAATAATTATCTACTATTACACTTGACAATAAAGTAATAATGGATATTATGGGACTATGAACACTAACAAGAAAGACATAATGAAAACAGAAAAGAGAAGTAATAGATTCACAGGACAATCTATTATGCTAACTAAAGAAGAGGCTAACAAACATGATGCAATCTTTATCAATGAATTAGCTGCAACTTTAGAAGATAAAGAACGAGATGATGTTGGCATATCTAAGTTATGGGAATTAGTAAGACGAGACTTAGATTGGTTTCGTAAACACAACGCCGAGGCTTACATGGTCTTGCTAGATTAATAGTTGTATGCAGTAATTGCATCAACCACAGGTTGTGGCGCGCTGCGCGCGCCGCGCCTCACGCTCCCCGCTCCGCGGGTCGCGCTTCGTT